CGGCGAACCAGGTGGGGTTGCCAGCACCGTCATAGTCGTCCATGGCACGGACGATGGAGTCCAGGACGTCCTCGGTGGTGGTCTCCTTGGCCAGGACGACGCGAGGAGCGTAGAGGCTGTCCTCCTTGTAGATCGGGCGGATGCAGTCCTCCTTGATCTTGTCCTTGGAGGAGGCCTGACGACCATCACCGATGAGGACGGCTCGACCGAGCTCCTCCTCGATCATGATCTTCATCTCGCCACGGATCCAGGACACCACATCAAAGTCAGTGATGTCCAGGATGTCATCCCTATCCAACCTCTGCTTCTTGTAGATGGTGGTCGGCGAGGTGACACGCTGCAGAAGCGTGAAGATCTCGTCTTCCTTTTTATTGCCCTTAATGTAACCCTTGGCACGGGCCTCATCCGCCGTAATGTCGGCGAAGCGAGTGCGAATACGGGAGAAGGGCGAGTGCTTGGCGCCACCCACAACAGCGTTGACCCAATCGGTCTTACGCTTGATGAACTCCGGGGTGTTCCACAGATCCTTGGCCTCAGGGAAGAGGGTCTCGATCTGCTTGATGCCGTAAGCGTCGGCGTGAGCCAGGATGGCCTGCTTCAGGGAGCCGCTGGAGCGAGCGTCCTCGAAGATGGTCTCGACCTGGGCGTGAGTCAGGACGGGGAGCTCCTCGGTGGTAGCGGAGCCCTCAAACACGTTCTTGTGAGCCATAGTATCCTCAGTTGTGTCGGAATGGGCGGTGTCCTCAACCTCTTCGGTCTCCGACTCCTCCGCCTCTTCATCTACGGAATCGACGAGCTGTCCGACGATGGCGTAGACCGCCGTCTTCTGCTCATCCGTCATCCCTTCGAAGATCTCCCCGAGAGTGGGGTCATCCTCGTCGCCCTCGGCCTCATCGGCCTCCGGCTCCTCCTCGGCGTGCTCGACGTCGTCCGTCTCCTCCACCTCGAAGTCCTCATCCTCGTCCTCATCACCGTGAGAAACGAAGTCCAGCTGCTCATCCGTGTAGATGACAGCCTCGATTTCATCGCCGTTGTCGCCATGCTCTATGGAGACCTGGTCGATGAGGGCACCCGGGTTGGCGCCGCGGAGCACCAGGCTCACCTCTACGAGCTCGCCGTGGACAACGTCGTTGCCCCGAGCCCGAACGTGAGTAGCATAGATGCTCATCGCCTTGATGTCGCCGTTCTTGACCATCTCTCGAGCGGTCCGGCCACGATCAGTGTTGTTGAGGTGGGCGTAGGCGTAGACGCCGTCCTCACGAACCTCAAGGTCGGCATGCCCGAGGACGTTCTCGACGTCTCCGTGCTTGTGCTGCCAGACCAGAGGTACAGTCTTACCGTCGTACGCCGCGAAAGCCCCGTGTCGGATTACCTTGTTATCCGAGCACCGAACGTCGTTCTTCGTGGCGTAGCCAGAGAAATCGCACTTAACTGCCATTTTGACTACTCTCCATCAGTTCGGAAATTGGTACCTCCGATGCAGGGACTTCGTCGACCGGCTCTTCGCCAGGCGGCTGTTCCTCGCCCATCGGATTGATGTTGGAGTTCACCAACTGGTTTGCCGTCTCGTCTTCGGACTGGGCCCAGCCGAACTTCGGGCGAAGCTCATTAGCGGTACCAATCTCGTTACGCTTGACGGAGTCGACCAGCTTGGACATCTCCTCCAGCGGGACGTTGAGGAACGGATCCTCGATCGCCATGATCCGCTGTCGCTGCGTTCGGGCAGTCTTCGTGAGGAAAGTCCTGGTAATGGCATCCGTGATCGCCTTCAGAACTGGACGAACCGTTCGGTTCTGGTAGTTCAGCATCTGTCGAGCATCGGCCTTGCCGGTGAAGACATCCTCGGTCATTCCGAGCTGGTTATACAGCTGGGTGGTGAGCCACTGAATCTGGCTCATGAGGTTGTTCTCGGAAGGTCGGTTCAGCTGAGTGATTCGCTCCGCACCGTCGGTGTAAGCGATACCGTACTGAGACCCTGCGAGCTGTTCCTCAATCGCCTTTCGGCGTGCCTCTGCCTGCTGCTTCTTCAACTCAGTCTTGACGACGTACGGAAGCTGAATGATGATATCTAGCTTACCGGATCCAGACTGCTTATCGATAGCATCCAACAAGTGGAGCTTCTGTGTCAGTCGCTGCAACGTTGAGTTTGGAGCATTCATTACACTGTACAGAGGATTCTGTACAACAGCAACAAACTCCTTCTCAAGAGTCAGCTGTTCTCGCTGGCCAGTCTGGTCGTTGTAGACCTCAACTCGAACGTGGCGAGGATACCAGTTCAGGATTGTGCCGACTCGCATAGACTTGATGTCATAGCCCTGAGTCAGATCTGGGCTGACATCTGTGTCTACTGGAACGATCGCTACAGCGCCTTCCTCGAATAGCGTGAGTACCAAATCCTGGAAGAACCCCTGACCGGTCTGGTCGATGTTGGCGCTCAGAGACAGACAATCATCAAGGTAGCTACGGTAGTAGCTCTTGAGGTTACCATTATCGTCAGTCTTGACGTGTCGAATAGGAACATTCGATACATCGATAGCAATCTGGTTATAGATGCTCGTGACGATTGTCTGGTCGCCGACGACAGGTCGGTAATTCAGGTTTGGATTACCGAATGTCCACGAACCGTACTCCGGTGTGAAGTTCTTCTTGTCCGGGGATTTTGAAAACGCATTCCATGCGTGAGCTAGTCGATCACTAAGACCCATTTCACCTCCTCGCTCATTCGAATGCCTCCTTGTTGATCTTGTATGCCACGAAGGCATCCATCAGAGCAGCCACTGAGTCGATCTTCTCTTCCGAGCGTTTCTTCAGTAGCTTCCGGTTTCCGTTGGTATCCTCGAGAGTGACGCAGTTACCCATTGTAAATGACATGAGTTCCTGGTCGAAGATGAGGAGGCGTTCAGAGGCCAGCTTCTTCAGCTCCCCGAGGGGTACTGATTCGGTTCTAGCGCCCTGGATTACCTTCTCGATACCGTACGGTCCGTTCTCCTGCTCCCACCTGGTTACGAACTCCTTGGCGTTGTATGGGTCAAACCCAAACGCCGAGACGTCGTATTTCTGTTCGTCGATGTACTGGTCTAGATCTTCATAGACTTCCATCATGTCCAGGACGGTGCCCTCCATAACTCGGAGGCTTCCTTCTTGGATGAACTCGTCATACTTCTGGCGTAGAGCGCCCGGCAACTTCATAAGCGTTAGCTCAGAGATGTATGCTAGAGTCTTTACACCGAAAGCCTGATTCCTGAGTGGGAACAGGAAGGTGAATGCACAGAAGTCATCACCCTGGGACAGGTCAGCGCCCATAGCGCACTGCATGTTCCAGAATGTATTCTTCCTGTGCGGGATCGTCTCCTCGTAGGTGAAGAAGTACGTATATCCCTCCATGGGGATACCGAACCTCTTGGCGAGGATGTCGTTTCGAGCGGCAGGTGCTTGTTCCATGCGCTCGACGTCCTGCTGGTACCGATCATAAGAGACAGTGATGCCGATGTTCGGCTGGGCTTTCACCCACATAGCAGGATCTGCTACCTCCTTGATGTCATCAAGGCGATAGTAGAAAATTGAGATGTGAGGGGCGATGTATTCGCCCTTCAGTATTTTGAGCAACTCCATCTTCATGGTGTCGCCCACCGCATTGCGGATGGTTCCCTCCGATGAAACGGCCAGAATGACCGGGTCATCGATCTTCGAGGCACCCTGTTCCAGCGCACCGACGACGTCCTCACGGATGTCACCGGAAAGCCACTCATCCACTGTACAAACCTTGGGTCGAAGACCCTGAAGCTTGTCGATGGACATGGGGCGAACCTCGAGGAGGGATCCGGTGAGGAAGTTTTCCACACCTTTCTTCGTAGCAACCAGCTTCTGGCGGTTAGCCCTCGCACCAGTTGTATTTTGAATGGATCCCTCAGTCAGGAACTTGTACAGTGGACCTCGGGCTCGGGTGATAGCGGTCCGGAATGGCCCCATCACCTCTTCGGCCTGCTTCATGGTCGGAGCCGTAGCGATCTGATGTGTCGTTGTAGTGTCGATCACCATGAAGTAATTCTGGATCAGCGACATATACATCGACTTCGCTGCCCCACGAGCAACGATCAGATACTGCTTGATTGTAAGGCGCTTCTTTACGGTTTTGGTCTCATAGCGACCGCCTACTCCGTCCTCGTACGGGACGAAGACCTGGCGATCCTCGAAGTAGTACCATCCAAGGAGCTGTTCGGCCCAGAGCTTGAAGCTGTCGAGCAAATGGAGGTCAGCTCCGTCGGACAGAGTAAGCTCATTCTCGCAGTATGCAATGAATCCCTCCACGGCTTGGTCGTCGTAGTAGTATTCTGGATTGGCGACAAGTGCGTCAATCCGGTTCATCTCACATGAGATCTCTTCGCATACCGGAATCTCGCCTCGGATAACTGCATCACGAAACTGCCCGTAGTATTTTGGTACTGCGGTGTTTGAGAGCATTACTTAGCAGTGCTCCCCGGGTTACGAGGATACCGCTTCTTCTTAGGCGAGGGCTTAGTCTGCTTGTATGACTTAGGCTTCTCGATCTGCTTTGGCTTAGAAGCCTGCGGGAGCTTCTTGCGATCGGGGCCACCAGTAGACTTATATGTCACACGAGCCTCTTCGGCGACAACTGCTGCCGCTTGAGCCGCTTCTTGTGCCTTCTCAGCAGCCTTCTTAATGTTCTCTGCCGCAGCCTTCTTGCCCGCCTTACCGCCGGTAGCGCCCTCGAATGCATTATCAAATGCTGACTTCATGAGCTTCGTACCTGCGTACGTCCCAGCCTTGGTTAGAGAGTTCTCGAGGATCGATCGAGTGACTTCACGACCTCGAACCAGGTGGCGATCGGCCTTGAGCTCCCGATAGCGTTTCTCTTGCTCCAGCCGCTTAATTCGAGATTGAAGCTCGGAGTCGCTGATCTTCTTGTATCCGCGATTTGCGAACTTCTTTCGGGCCTTTGCGTCGGCCTTTGCCTGCTTCTTTCCGGCAATTCGGGCATCGTGAGCCTGCTTAGCCTTCTGAACCTTAGCTGCCCCAGTTCGAGCAGTCTTGATGGTTGTCTTGGTGGCGTTGGCGGTGAATCGCCCGCTCTTCTGGATAGCCTTGATGGTGGCCTTCCGACCAGCGCTAGCCTTCTTGCGGATGACGCCCCATTTCTGGCCCTTTACACCGTGGTGGACGAGGTCTTCTACCTCTGCTTCCCCTCGGTCTGATAGATCAGTCGCCATGCTGCCTCCTCGATCAGCTTCTGGTAGGCCTGGACCAAGAAGGAGTTCCCCGGCGGGTCGAAGAACAGCTTAACCTTCATGGCGATGTAAGACTTGATTGCCGCTTCGTCATCGATCGAATCGAAAACGGTCCAAGCGGTATCTTTCTCAATCGGGGTATCGCATTTTGGCCCCAATTGTGCGAGATCCATTCGTGCAGTGTTAATGTGCATCAGGATCTGGTCATCGAAGGCATCATATCCCGGCATGATGCCGATTGCCTTCTTAGTATCTTCAAGAATGGTTCCCATTAGATCCTCCAGGGAGCTTGATCATTCGGTCGACGCTCAACAACTCGTGGTGTCAACCTCGATCGGTCTCCGAAGTGTATCGCGTTGTGGGTATTCTTGGTTGTGGTAATGAGAAACTCTGGCTCGAGGATGTCTGGATTGAATTCCTCGAGATCTTTGGGCTGAATCGGATTCATGTGGTGAATTAGCGGCATGTATCTGATGTCAAGTCCCTCGATCCCGAGGTCACAGGCTTCATCTCGAGCCAGAACAAAGTTCCTGACCTTCTTCCACTCCGTTGAGGTGTAGAATCGTTGGTTCAGGTAACGATCGAAGCCAAACGTGGCTGTACCGACTTGCCCGGTGAGAGCCAGGTAGTCAAACCGCTCCTCAAAGGTCTCGAGGCGCGCCAGTTCAGTATACGTTCGTAACATCTCCCGCTCCAGAGTATGTACGGAAGGCTTCGATGGCTTCTCTGGCAATCTTCTCGGCTTGCTCAGCG